CGGTTAGGTCGGCACAAATGCCAGAACTAGCTTCGTTTTTGGCGATGAGACTGTACTCGACAATCAAGGCCTTTTTCTGAGCATCGCCTGTTTTGGCTACGTCTTCCTGCTTGAAATCTCTGTAATATGCTACAGACCAATATTCAGGGTCTAAAACAAATGCAGATTGTTCACGTTGGAAACGATTAGGGATAACTTTTAAGTCACCAAAATCGGAAGCATACAAGTCTGCTGCTGCTTGGATTTTGGATTCCCCGATCATCTGACGTGCTGAAGAACGTCCTGTGAATCCACTCACAACACCCTTGTTGAATGGGCCTACCATCAGAACTGACGGATCACCACCACTTGAGTATGTTGACTGAATTACTGCTTTCAGGATGGTTTCTGTGAAAGCTCTCTTTGTGCCAGCATCCACTGGGGCTGCTCCTCCACCTGCACCTGAACCAGCCGGGGAACCAGCACCACGACTTACGTTCGTTTTAGTCCAAGTTTCCATACCACCCAATTTACGAGCCGTACTTGTGTTCCCTGCTGCCTTTGCAACATTCTGGGTGAGTGCAGTTTCCATATCCCTCTTGAGGCTTTTGGAATTTTTTGCCAATTGCAGGGCCATTTCTGAATCTCTACCAGCATTATTTCCTGCTTGCTGAGAACCAGATATGATTACTGTCTTACTGGAAATTTGGGTATAGTTCCCAAGTCTTACAGTAGGTGTCACGGCAGCAAAGGAATACTCATCTCCTTCCACCTGACTATTATTTGAGGCTGCACTCAACGAGTCCGTTTGCCATTCTGCCAAAGTGTTTGTTGCCTTAGACCTTCCGATCATGCTCATAAATGGCACATCAGATGGGCTAATATTATAAATTGTGTTACTCAAATCCTCTCGACGGCCTATAGCCTGATAGGTTTGAAACGTGTTTGCTACTATAGCCATTGCTACTCCTTATTTAGAACGAATCATATTATAGAATACCCCGGCAGCATCTTCGACCCTGCCAGATTTTTTAAGTCTTTGTGATGCCTTTCCAGCCCTCATTTTACTAGGCTCCTCAGACTTTGATCCTGCTCTCATACTTTGGCGTTGGACGGGTTTAAGGTCTTTTCGTTTCTCTTGGAGCTTATCGTAGAGCATCGCCTTTCTCATTGTGGCAACTGCTCGTGCATCATAGGCATGATCTAACTCTTCATCTGTAAATCCACCCTTGGTGCTTGCCCACTCCAAGACCAACTTTTTTTCTGTATCGGCCTTTTTAGGGTCATCCCATTCAGGAACCAGTGATTTTAATGTTTCCCGTTGACCCGATAAAAACTCTTCTTGTTGTTTCTGCATCTCGGCTGACTCTTGTGCCTTCAACTGTTGAAGCTGTTGGCCACGTAGTTGGTCTTCCATCTGTGCTTCTCTAAGAGCATCCCGTTCCATCATCCACTGCATTGGATCAGTGTCTTTCAGGTTGTCCCAGTATGCTTGATCGTGCTGTACTGGCTGAGATTGAGCTTGTGCAGCTTCAAGGATGGAGATTGCTTGTTCTCTCATTTGTCTTGCTTCTGCCACTTCCTGCTCAAATACCTTGCGTTCTTCTGCTAGGCCTTGAGTTTTCTTAGTATAATTCTCACCTTTCGGGTAATTATTTAATAATTCCTCTAAAGTGACCGATTTGGTTTCCCCGTCAGACTTTACATCGTAAAGTTGTTCTTCAGGTTCTTCCTCGTCATCCTCATACTCTTCTTCTTGCTCAAACTCTGAGTCTGGTTCTTCTTCAGACTCCTCTGGCATCAACTGGTTATCTTCTTCAGGTAATTCCTCACCGTTCTCTAAGGCCAGTTCTTTGCCCCATGCTGTTGCTGCTTCGTCAAGATCAGCACTTGTATGGGTGCTAACCCCGTCTACTACTTCTTCAGCCATTTTTACTTTCTATGGTCAGGTCTGTTCAACAAAGTTGATTACCCACCAGTTTAATTATTCATTTTGGGCAATTTTGCCCCCCATGATCATGGACTCCAACTCAAGTTTAAATTGAGACAGAGCACGGATAGACAAATATAATGTCTCCCTTTTCTGACTATCTTCTAAACCCGAAGAGACCCATGCGTTGTTGTAAGATGTTTCCAATTTCTCGAATACTTCCTGAATAATTGGATCATTGAACAGCTTTTCGGCTGC